TATAAATATTAATTTATTTAATCCACTTTTGTTCTTTTAGAATATCATCAATCAATTCTTTTTCGGAACTATCCATTTCTTTATCAAATCTTTTCAATACTTCAGTCAATGGATATACTCTATCAGGAGATTCTTTTTGTTTTTCTTTTAGTTCTTGAATTACATCAACTATTTTAACAAGTGGAGACTTGAATTCATCAACTTTGTCTTTTGAAGCGAAGTTAGCCAATTCAAATGCATGTGGAGTTAATGCTTTTACCAAACTTAGTAATCCAGAACCAATCATATTAAATATACTAAACGCTGCACCAGCTGCTGGATGTACTGTTGCTAATATTCTTAATATAACAAATACCACAACAAATATGATAATTGCGGTCATTGCACTAACAAAGAACTTCTTTAAACCCCAAAATACAGCATTAAGACCAAACATACCACTCATAGCATCCAAAGTAGCCTTGCTTTGATCAGCTTCTTTTGCAATTTCTTTTGCTTTATCAGTCATTTGCCATAATTCATCATCATACTTTTCTTTCAAAGCAGACTTTTCTTTTTGCAATTTGTTTATGATTTCGTCACGTTGTGATAGTAATTGATCGCCCTTCTTTCTTTCCTCGGCAACTTGACTGTTTAATAAATCAACGGTAGCTTTTATACGTTTAATTTCATCTATGTGTGGTGATCCAACTATAGAAATTACACGTTCATTGAGTGATTTAGCAGTATCTACTTGTACTGATGGGTTTGTTACTTGACTCAAAGAGTGTTGAATACCTATAGACAAAGACGATGCTTGTACACGTTTGCCTTTTTCTACTTTTTCCAACTCTACCATCGTATTATCTACTTTGGCTTCTTGTTTAGCAACAGCGTCTTGTGCAGTTGTAACTTGCTTCGCCGGTCTAACTTCAGACGAAATACAACCGGTTAGTATTAAAATTACGATGGTGTAAAACAGTTGTTTTTTAAAGTTCATATAATATAAATATTATTTTTTATAATAAAACTAATATTTATCAATATGATCAAACTTAATGACTTAATGGAGAACGACTCGTTGTGTCCGATGGCACATCCTAAGAACATAGAACCAGTGATGAGTTCTTACTTACGTTATCATATTGACAATAAAATTTCACTTAGCGAAAACATTTTTAGAACCTATAGTGAGTCTTATTTTGATTTAATCGAAGAAGTTCGTACTTTGTATTTTCAAAATTTAATAGAATTGTGTGACGCTGACGCTGAATTGGTTGAAAGTGATTTGGGTAAAAAGGCTATATTTGAAGGTAGAGAAGTATATTTGGATGCGCCTATTGAAGACGAAGAAGATTTATTGATGGAATTGAAACATAGAGGTCGCACAGTTCATTTAAGTAGACCATTTAGAACTCCAGGTGGCCCTAAAAAGTATGCTGTATACGTTAAATCCAAGAATGGCAAAGTTAAAAAAGTAACCTTTGGTGATCCAAATATGAGAAGTAGAGCTGGTAACAAGGCTCGTCGTAAGAGTTTTGCTGCTAGACATAGATGTAGTCAAAAGAAAGATAGAACTACCGCTGGATACTGGAGTTGCCGTAGTCACAGAATGCGTTCTCTTGGTAACAAAGGACGAGGAAAGTATTGGTAATGGATTTGCCGTTCACAGAAAAATCCGTGGGTAACAATCAGTATATAAGAGAATTTAGTACTGATGTAGATACGCACGAATTGGAATGGCATATAGACAAAGAAGATAGAACTATAGAAGTTGTAGAAAATATAGATTGGCAGTTTCAATTGGACAATAATCTACCACAATTACTTAAAGAAACAATATTTATACCCAAAGAAACATATCACCGTGTAATAAAAGGCACTGGTAATTTAAAAGTAAAAATAACAAAACACGTATGAAATTTATCGATTTATTAACAGAAACTAAAATGTATGAAGGAATTGGATTGCCATCATCAGCTATTCAATCACTTGATTCGTTTGTAGCACAAGAATTAGGACCAGAATCTGAATTTGAAACCGAATTAGACGAAGCTGATATGTTAGGCGCTGGCACCACAGAATTGCCTTCTGATGCACTACAAGGATATTTGGATAGATCCGCCGGTAAGCCTGACTTTTACAAAAAAACTGGATTACCTAAATTGGATAAAAAAGGCAAACAAAAGTACACTACCACAAAAGATCCAACTGATAAATTTAAGTTTCCATATGTACATCCGAAACTTGCAAGAGAAATACAAATCGTAGATCCAAATGGACGCAAGTTTGATTTATCTAAGTTAAAAACCCATATTACAACACGACCTGATAAGATTTTAAAACAAAATGAAAAAATCTCACACAGTGGCGGCGAAAGTACTCAGTTTTATAATATAGGATTGCCAGCTTTGCAAGGTCTTGGATATGACGAAAAAAATCAAAAGTTAGTTATCATAAATACTTGTCCAGGCGCAGGTGCGTGTAAAGTTTATTGTTATGCTAAAAAAGGCGGTTATGTACAATATATGCCTGTTAACACCTCACAAACAAGACAACTTAACTTTTTGTTAAATGACCCAGAAGGTTATAGAAATATGTTGGCAGCTGAAATTAAATCCGCATATGATAAAAATAAAAAGAAGAAAGTCAAAACAGTAATCAGATGGCACGATTCTGGTGATTTCTTTAGTGAAGATTATTTGAATTTAGCATATAATGTTGCTAGAATGTTTCCCGATGTAGATTTCTACGCTTATACCAAGATGGCAAGTGTTGCTAAAGGTGATAAGCCAGTAAATTTCAAAATGAATTTTAGCGCTGGTGCAAAGCCAGATCAAGAAAAACAAATAAATCTACAAACCACTAAACATTCTACGGTAGTACCAAAACAAATGTTTGCTGATTTGGTTGATAGAATGGAAATTCCCGATCCAGATTTTATACCAGATCCAAAAAAACCCAACAAACAACCTAAATTAATTAAAAAGTTGGTTTATAAATCGCCAGCAGCTATTGATATTTTAAAGAAAAAGTTGGCATTAAAGTATAACGTACCTGAAGATAGTGTTATTACTTACGACGAAATGATGAGTATTCCTGTGGGAGTTATGCCAAAATGGAATGTTATTGTTAAACCAGGCGATGGCGATGACAGTGCAAATAGAGCAGATGTAATAGGAACTTGGTTACTAATTCACTAATTTAGTTGTATTATCTCAGTCAAGAGATATTTATAATTAATGAGTGCTAATTTAGATCAAGATAGGGTAAGATGGCCTGGGAGTGGTAGTAGTGTTACTCAAAACACTGTGCCATTTGGTTATTACTTAAGCGAAAGTTGCAACACAGGATCTGGCGAAACTACTTTTGAAAATGATTGTAGTAGTAGTGCTATGTGGGCAGCAAAACGTTTGGGTTATCCTATTGTCGATATTGAAATGATCGATGTTAATTTTTATGCCTGTTTCGAAGAATCTGTATTGGAATATAACCGTGTAGTTAACGAATTCAACATCGTTAATAATATGGTAAATTTACAAGGATTACCACAAAATCAATACAAAAATTTAACAGGTCTAGGAGTAAAAAGTACAGGATTGCCTTTTATAATTCAATTGAGCAAACAATATGGTGCAGAAGCACTTGTTGGTGGTGAATATGAAGTTAAACGTAATTATATTACTGTCAGTGGCAGTGTTAATCCAAGCAGCACACAACAAGTTTATGATTTAAATCAATTGATTGGCAAAGATATTGAACACTTGACAGGTTCTCGTATCGAAGTTAAACGTGTATTTCACCAAAGACCACCAGCAATTGCTCGTATTTATGATCCGTTTAGTATGACTGGTATGAGTTATAGTAACGTACTAACAGAAATGGGATTTAGCGCATACAGTCCTGCTACACAATTCTTAATGACTCCGATCTTTGAAGACTTGGAACGTGTACAAGCTATTGAGTTTAATGATATGGTTCGTAAAAGCGCATATAGTTTTGAAATTCTAGGTAATAATAAGTTGAGAATATTTCCAATTCCAACCGACAATTTCAAAGTTTATATAGATTATATAGTTGAAAGTGAACGTGATATTACCAACTTTTATAGTGGATCTCGTTATGAATACATTAGCGATCCAAGTGATATACCATACGAATACTGTACATATTGTAAGATAAATCAACCAGGCAAACAGTGGATCAAGAAATATTTCTTGGCTTTGTGCAAAGAAACATTGGGACGTATATTACAAAAATATAGTACAGTACCAATTCCAGGTGGCGAAGTAACTCTTGACGGTGCAGAATTACGTGCTGAAGCCAAGGAAGAAAAAGACACATTGCTTGAAAAATTAAGAGATATGTTGGAGAAAACCTTACGTGTCAATCAATTGGAAAATAAAGGTAAGGAAAGTGAAGAAATGAATAAGATGCTTTCCAGAGTACCACTACACATTTATATAGGATAATTTATGGCAGCACCTGTATCACCACAATACCCTAAACAAAATCCGGCTTTTAAGCAATACTGGACATCTACACGTAAAGATGTGGGTATTTATAACAATAATTATTCTCCCGGTAGATACTTTTCTCCAAGAGATATAAATTTTTTGGGAAGTGTTAATTCTGAATTAATCGGTGATATAATCGAATGCGTTGTACAAGTATTTAAAATTGCAGCTTATGAAACCAATACCAATATCTACGGTGAAAGCAGTAGTGATAAGGGTAAGGTTTTTTACTCTGGTATAGACTTGAGTTGTTTGGTGCAACGTGAAGACATTAACACAGAAAATCAAGGATACGGACCTGATAGAAAACAAGATATTGTTTACAGATTTAGAGAACGTGATTGTATTACCACGAACTATTTCCCAGAAATTGGCGATTTGGTGCTTTACAATGAACGTTATTATGAAATTGATAACGTAGTTCAAGAACAATTCTTGGGTGGTCATCCTGATAAGTCTTGGAGTTTGATTGTTAATACTCATTACACAAGACTAAGCAAAATTAACCTAGTAGAAAGACAAACATAATTTATGGCTTGGGGTCCAAATACTAATACAAATCCGCCACCAAATCCTATTGAAAACGCATCTGCGCAATCAGATGTTAAAAAGTTCTATAATAGAGCCAACGCAACTCGTCGTGACACAGATAAACAAAAGAATTTTACTGTAACGTTATTGGACGTTGATACAGCTATTATCAACACATTAGATAGTTCTTTAAGACTACAAGTAAACGATAATGGTGAAGTTGTCAAGGTGCCAATTATATATGGCAATCCAGAAAGATGGTTTGCTATGAAAAAGTTTGGTCATATCAGAGACAATCAAGGCAAAATATTGTTGCCAGCTGTTATGATTCGTAGAAAAAGTGTAGAAAATAACAAAGATCTTGCAACATTTAATCGTTATTTGAGTTATGAAACCATAATGAATTATAGCGAGAAAAACAAATATGACAGATTTGATTTGATGAACAAAGGTGCGTTTGCAAGCAAGCCAACCAAACAAATTTACAGTGTAAGTTTACCAGTTCAAGTAAATATTACATACGAATGTATCATTTGGACTGATTATGTAGATCAAAACAATAAGCTGTTGGAACAAATCAATTATGCAGCTAAAGATTACTGGGGAGACGCAGAAAGATTTAAGTTCAGAGCCAGAATAGACAGTTATAGCATCGAACAAGAAATCAATGAAGGTGAAGATCGTAATATCAAAACATCATTTGATATAAATGTCAATGCATATTTGTTAAATGAAAATTACATAACAAATTTAGACGGGGTAAAAAATACCACTCAAAAGCTATTTACAGTAAGAAAAGTAATGTTGCAAGAAAATGCAATTGCTAGTGCAGGTGAAATGGAAAACATTTCAAACAATATTATTAAAAATAGTAGCAATTTAAAAGATAGTCCATTGGATTACACAGATGTAACAGGTCAAGGTACAATGGCACTAAATGTAAATAAAGTAACAAATTTAGACGGATATAATAAAATACAACCCAGTTTTGAAGGTGTTACCAAAACACCATTTCATCCAGCTCCAAAATCTATCACCGATTATGGAGAAAATGGTTGGTTAGCATATGATTCTAAATATATCTATGTTTATCAATATCCAGCGGGGTGGTTAAAAAGAGAAATTGCTACATTTGATTATGACTATAATAGTCAAACCTATATCAGTGGATACGATTGCAATGGCAATCCCATTTACACAACCGCAAATAAAAGACCAATAAATACCGCTTTTAGAGTATTTCAAAGATTTCCTGACAAGTTCTATCATCAAGTACCATATCAATCATCAGATTACGGTGAAGATGGTTGGGTAAGTTACGACGGTAATTATTTTTATATATACAGCGCAGGACAGTGGAGAAGAATACCAATTTCTCTATTTAATTAAATATAATTAATATTTATGTTTTTAACACTTACACGGTGTTACTTAACCGTATCGTTATATTTATAAGAAATGTCAACATTAAAGAAAGATCCATGCGAGGTTTCTCCAATAAAATTGGATAATGCTCTGTATGATTATAAAAAATTAACAGCGACTTTTAAAGATCCTACCACAGAGCTGTTTCTTAAAATAATCGACGAATTACGTAAAATTATTTATTGCCGAACCAGTTCTCAGTTTTTCAACAATGTTGCTACTAAACAAATACCATGCGATCAAAAATCAAAAACTTGGGTATTTGATCATAATTTAAACTCAGATCTGGTATTAATTCAAACATACGACGAAAATTTCAATCAATTAATACCAGAAACAATAGTACTTAATAACGATAATACCGCAACTATAACTTTTTCGTTTGATGCATGCGGATACATCATAGGTGTAAGCGGTAATATCAGCACCAGTGGTACTTCAGGCACAGGCACCAGCGGTAGTAGTGGTAGTAGCGGAGAAAAAGGATCAGCTGGATCAAGCGGAACAAGCAATACAAGCGGCACAAGCGGTACAAGCACATCTTCAGGTACCAGTGGTAGTCAAGGCACAAGCGGTACAAATGGTGAGGGTGGTAGTAGCGGTCAAAGTGGCGATATAGGAACCAGTGGAACCAGTGGAGAAAATGGAAGCAGTGGTACAAGCGGCAGTAGCGGTTTATTAGATGGATCAAGCGGATCAAGTGGTACAAGTACTACAAGCGGTACAACCGGCACAAGTGGTACAAGAGGATCAAGCGGTAGATCAGGCACCAGTGGAAGCAGCGGAACAAGTGGTAGTAGCGGAACAAGTGGTACTAGTGGTACCAGTGGTACCAGTGGTACAAGTGGCACAAACGGTACTAGTGGTAGCAGTGGTACAAGTGGTACAAGCGGATCTAGTGGCACAAGTGGAACAAGTGGTAGCAGTGGTACAAGTGGTAGCAGCGGATCAAGTGGTACAAGTGGATCAAGTGGTACAAGTGGTACAAGCGGATCCAGTGGCACCAGTGGTACTAGTGGTACGAGTGGTACCAGTGGGTCAAGTGGATCGAGCGGATCTAGTGGCACAAGTGGCACATCTGGTATAAGTGGAAGCAGTGGTTCAAACGGCACAAGCGGCACAAATGGTACCAGTGGCACAAGTGGTACTAGTGGAACAAGTGGTACATCTGGTACAAGCGGTACAAGTGGATCATCTGGTAATAGTGGATCATCCGGTAGTAATGGGACAAATGGCACCAGTGGTACAAGCGGCACAAGTGGTACAAGCGGTACTAGTGGTACAAGCGGCACAAGTGGTACAAGCGGTACTAGTGGTACAAGCGGTACTAGTGGATCAAGTGGATCAAGTGGGTCAAGTGGATCAAATGGTACAAACGGCACTAATGGTACAAATGGCACTAGTGGTACAAGCGGCACTAGCGGTACAAGTGGTACGAGTGGTACCAGTGGATCAAGTGGATCAAGTGGATCAAGTGGATCAAGTGGATCAAGTGGAACAAATGGTACCAGTGGTACAAATGGTACCAGTGGTACTAGCGGAACAAGTGGCACAAGCGGTACTAGCGGATCAAGTGGTTCAAGTGGTTCAAGTGGGTTAAGTGGTTCAAGTGGTTCATCTGGTACTAGCGGATCGTCTGGCAGTAGCGGAACAAGTGGATCTAATGGCACAAACGGCACTAGTGGTACGAGCGGCACAAGTGGAACAAGTGGTACCAGTGGTACTAGCGGTACAAGTGGATCAAGTGGATCAAGTGGTACTAGTGGATCAAATGGTACAAGCGGATCAAACGGCACAAATGGCACAAGTGGATCAAATGGTACAAGTGGAACGAGTGGTACAAGCGGTACAAGTGGTAGTAGTGGAACAAGTGGTACAAGTGGTAGTAGTGGAACAAGTGGATCAAATGGCACAAGTGGTACTAGCGGATCAAATGGCACAAGTGGATCTAATGGCACAAACGGCACAAGTGGTACTAGTGGTACTAGTGGTACTAGTGGATCAAGTGGATCAAGTGGATCAAGTGGATCAAGTGGATTAAGCGGATCAAGTGGATCATCTGGTACTAGCGGATCAAGTGGATCATCTGGTACAAGCGGATCCAATGGAACGAATGGAACAAGTGGATCGTCCGGTACTAGCGGATCAAGTGGATCGTCTGGTACTAGCGGATCAAGTGGATCATCCGGTACAAGTGGATCTAATGGAACAAGTGGTACTAGCGGATCTAACGGTACCAGTGGTAGCAGTGGCACAAGTGGTACAAGTGGATCAAGTGGTACTAGCGGTACAAGTGGATCAAGTGGTTCAAGTGGTTCAAGCGGATCAAGTGGCAGTAGTGGTACTAGTGGATCAAACGGTACTAGTGGTACAAGCGGTACAAACGGTACAAGCGGTACAAACGGTACTAGTGGTTCAAGTGGTTCAAGTGGATTAAGTGGATCAAGTGGATCATCTGGTACAAGCGGATCAAGCGGTAGTAGTGGATCATCTGGTACAAGCGGATCTAATGGTACAAGCGGTAGTAGTGGATCAAATGGTACCAGTGGCACAAGTGGCACAAGTGGTACAAGTGGATCTAATGGTACAAGCGGTAGTAGTGGCACAAGCGGTAGTAGTGGGTCATCTGGAACAAGTGGATCTAATGGCACAAGCGGTACAAGTGGTAGCAGTGGATCTTCTGGTATAAGTGGTAGTAGTGGAACGAGTGGCACAAGCGGTAGTAGTGGAACAAGTGGTAGTAGTGGATCAAATGGCACAAGCGGATCAAATGGTACTAATGGTACTAACGGTACTAACGGTACAAGTGGTACATCTGGTAGTAGTGGAACAAGTGGTACTAGTGGAACAAGTGGATCATCTGGAACAAGCGGATCTAATGGTACAAGTGGAACAAGTGGGTCAAACGGTACAAGCGGTAGTAGTGGAACAAGCGGTACTAGTGGTACTAGTGGCACAAGTGGTACTAGTGGCACAAGCGGTACAAGTGGATCATCTGGTATAAGTGGAACAAGCGGATCAAACGGCACAAGTGGTACAAGCGGTACTAGTGGCACAAGCGGTACAAGCGGTACTAGTGGCACAAGCGGTACAAGTGGATCTAATGGCACAAGCGGTACAAGTGGTAGTAGTGGATCAAGTGGTACTAGTGGATCAAATGGCACAAGCGGCACAAGCGGCACTAGTGGTACTAGTGGTACGAGCGGATCTAATGGCACAAGCGGTACTAGTGGAACGAGTGGATCTAATGGCACAAGTGGTACAAGCGGCACAAGTGGTACAAGTGGGTCAAGTGGGTCAAGTGGATCAAATGGTACAAGTGGGTCAAGTGGATCAAGTGGTACAAGTGGGTCAAATGGATCAAGCGGTACAAGTGGATCTAATGGCACAAGTGGCACAAGTGGTAGTAGTGGATCTTCTGGTATAAGTGGCAGCAGTGGTACAAATGGAACAAACGGCACCAGTGGCGTAAGTGAATCAAGTGGATCAAGTGGAAGCAGTGGTACTAGTGGCACAAGTGGATCCAACGGTACAAGTGGCAGTAGTGGTACAAGTGGTACAAGTGGTACAAGTGGTAGTAGTGGTACAAGTGGATCAAATGGAAGCAGTGGCACAAGTGGAAGCAGTGGTACTAGTGGCACAAGTGGATCTAACGGTACAAGTGGTACTAGTGGCACAAGCGGTACTAGTGGTAGTAGCGGATCGTCTGGTATAAGTGGGTCAAGTGGATCAAGTGGCACAAGTGGTACAAGCGGATCGAACGGCACCAGTGGGTCAAGTGGATCAAGTGGATCAAGTGGATCAAGTGGCACAAGCGGATCAAGTGGATCAAGTGGTACAAGCGGATCTAACGGTACAAGTGGATCTAACGGTACAAGTGGCACAAGTGGATCCAACGGTACAAGTGGTAGTAGCGGATCGTCTGGTATAAGTGGTAGCAGTGGAACAAACGGCACCAGTGGTACAAGTGGCACAAGTGGTATAAGCGGATCAAACGGTACAAGTGGTAGTAGCGGATCGTCTGGTACTAGCGGATCAAGTGGATCTAACGGTACAAGTGGTACAAATGGTACTAGTGGCACAAGCGGTACAAGTGGATCTAATGGTACCAGTGGTAGCAGTGGCACAAGTGGTACAAGCGGATCAAGTGGTACTAGTGGCACAAGCGGAACAAGTGGAACAAGCGGCAGTAATGGATCAAGTGGCACAAGTGGTATAAGTGGGTCAAATGGTACTAGTGGCACAAGCGGTACTAGTGGTAGTAGCGGATCGTCTGGTGTAAGTGGATCAAGTGGGTCAAGTGGGTCAAGTGGATCAAGTGGGTCAAGTGGATCAAGTGGTACAAGTGGATCAAGTGGGTCAAATGGTACTAGTGGCACAAGCGGAACAAGTGGATCAAGTGGGAGCAGTGGTACCAGTGGCACTAGTGGTACGAGTGGATCAAATGGTACCAGTGGAACGAGTGGAACAAGTGGTATAAGTGGGTCAAATGGTACAAATGGTACTAGTGGCACAAGTGGAACAAGTGGATCAAGTGGTAGCAGTGGTAGTAGCGGATCGTCTGGTATAAGTGGGTCAAGTGGATCAAGTGGCACAAGTGGTACAAGCGGAACAAGTGGTACCAGTGGTACTAGTGGTAGCAGTGGTACAAGCGGATTTAGTCGTGATAGTGGTAGCAGTGGTAATAGTGCCACAAGTGGTAGTAGTGGTACAAGTGGTAGTAGCGGTACAAGTGGAACAAGTGGTAGCAGTGGTCAAAACGGAACAAGCGGAACAAATGGAACGAGTGGCACTAGCGGAACAAGTGGAACTAGTGGTAGCAGTGGTAGCAGTGGTACTAGTGGTACAAGTGGTATAAGCGGATCAAATGGCACCAGTGGAACAAGCGGCACAAGCGGAACCAGTGGTACTAGTGGTAGCAGTGGTACAAGTGGATTTAGTCGTGATAGTGGTAGCAGTGGTAATAGTGCCACAAGTGGTAGTAGTGGTACAAGTGGTAGTAGCGGTACAAGTGGAACAAGTGGTAGCAGCGGTCAAAACGGAACAAGCGGTACTAGTGGCACAAGCGGAACCAGTGGTACTAGTGGTAGTAGTGGCAGTAGTGGTACTAGTGGTAGCAGTGGCACAAGTGGTCGAAATGGAACCAGTGGTACAAGTGGCACAAGCGGAACAAGTGGTACAAGTGGAAGTAGTGGTACAAGCGGATTTAGTCGTGATAGTGGTAGCAGCGGTAATAGTGCCACAAGTGGTAGTAGTGGTACTAGTGGTAGTAGTGGAACGAGCGGCACAAGTGGTAGTAGCGGTCAAAACGGAACAAGCGGAACAAACGGAACAAGTGGCACAAGTGGAACGAGCGGAACAAGTGGTAGCAGTGGCACAAGTGGTCGAAATGGAACCAGTGGAACAAGTGGTAGCAGTGGTACGAGTGGCACAAGCGGAACCAGTGGTAGTAGTGGAACTGTTGGTACAAGTGGAACAAGTGGTGTAAGTGCTGGCGGAGGTGCTAGTGCTAGTAGTGGAAGTAGTGGTATAAGTGGAACCAGTGGTAGCAGTGGTACGAGTGGCACTAGTGGTATTAGTGCTCCTAGTGGTACCAGTGGAATTAGTGGTGGTAGTTTTACTGATCAGCCTAATTATTTGGTAAAAACTACTGGTCTTACTACGTTACAGAGTGTTAATTTTTTGAGTGTGAGTGGTACTACATTAACGGTTACTGGAACTGTTAGTGCTACTACATTGATAGAAACGTCTAGTGAAGATACTAAAACGGATATTGTACCTTTATTGCCGCCGCAATTGGACAAGATTGTGTTATTGAATCCGGTGACATTTAGGTATAAGAACAACAATGAATTTAGTATTGGTTTGATAGCTGAAGAGGTTGTGAAGATATATCCTGAATTTGTTAGTTATGATGAGTTGGGTAATATATCTGGTATAAATTATAGTAAATTGACAGCTGTATTGATACAGGGTGTTAAAGAATTGAAGCAGATAGTTGATGAACAACAAATAACAATAAATCGATTGATAAATAAATAATTATATTATATGGCAATATTACAAGGGGATCAGTTGGTATAGGCACAACAAATCCTAACTATAAATTTGAAATCGGAGCTGGAACTTCAAATGTTGTTGTAGCTAAGTTAACTCAAGGATATGAACGTGTCAGGTATTATGGATTTGATTTATTAGGATACAATGATGGTAATTTGTGGATGATTGGTAATAATGCCACAAATGGTTTGATTTTAGGTTCAAATTGGGATTGGGATGCCCAAGCTGGAATTTATTATACGCCAGGAACATATGGTGCGGCTGGCGGAAGTCTTGAAATAGGACAATTGACAAAAAATAATGCCAATTATACCCACGGTAATACAAGATTCTATACCAACGGCACTGAAAGAATGCGTATTACTAGTACGGGCAATGTGGGCATAGGTACCACCACAGTAAGTGAAAAATTATCTGTAGAAGGTAGTATAATTTTAGCCGCATCGGATGCAACATCATTGGATAGTGGGAGAAAAATTAGATTTTATCGTAACGCTGATGGTTGGGAACCTGCTCAAATTGAACAAATTTGGACAGGTGGAGGTTACCAAGGTATTTTAGCTTTCAAAACAAACACAGGTGCATTAGGAACATTAACTACAAAAATGGTTATTAACAATAACGGAAATGTAGGTATAGGCACAACAGGTCCATCTACTAAATTACATATACAAAGCGGTAGTATTTTAGTTAAAGGAGCAACAACTCCAGGTCTAAATTTAGAACCTTCTGGAGCGGTTGGTAATGCTGATATA